GCAACCGGCGCGCAGTCCGACCCGCTGTCGATCATCATCAGCACGCAGGCGCCGACCGATGCCGATCTGCTGTCGGTGCTGATCGATGACGGCCTGGCCGCGCACGACCCGCGGGTGGTGGTGTCGCTTTACACCGCGCCCGTGGAACTGGACGCATTTAGCGAAGCGGCGATCCGCGCTGCCAACCCGGCATTCGGTGATTTTCTGAACGCCACTGAAGTTCTCGCGATGGCGGCCGATGCCGAGCGCATGCCGGCGCGCCAGGCGGAATTCGAGAACCTGATCCTCAACCGCCGGGTCGAGGCGTCGGCGCCGTTCATCGGCCGGCAGCTCTGGGCCGCCTGCGCCGCCACGCCGCGCCCGCTGGACGGGCACCCGGTCTATGGCGGCCTCGACCTGTCGGCGGTGAGCGACCTCACCGCGCTGGTGTTGGGCGTGCGGGTTGCCGGCATCTGGAACGTGCATCCGACATTCTGGCTGCCGGGTGACGGGCTGGCGGTGAAGAGCCGCAACGACCGGGTGCCATATGACCTCTGGCATAGCCAGGGCTACCTGCTGGCGGCGCCCGGCAAGGCGGTCGATTACGAGTACATCGCCGAGCACCTGCGCGGCGTGTTCGACCGGCACGACGTGCGCAAAGTCGGTTTCGACCGCTGGGGCTGGAAGCACCTGCGGCCCTGGCTGCTGAAAGCCGGCTTTAGCGAGGCGCAGCTCGATGAGCACTTTGTCGAGTTCGGTCAGGGTTATCAGGATATGTCTCCGGCGCTCCGGGCGCTGGAGGCGGAGGTGCTCAACGCGCGCATCGCGCATGGCGGCCACCCGGTGCTGACGATGTGCATGGCAAATGCGGTGGTGCAGATCGACCCCGCCGGCAACCGCAAGCTCGTCAAGGACAAGTCTGCCGGCCGCATCGACGGCGCCGTCGCGCTGGCGATGATGGCGGGTGTGGCGCCGCTTGAGGAGCGACCGTTCAACCACCGAACGATGATCGCCTGACAGGCCGCCTCCGGGCGGCCTTTTCATTTTGGGACCAAGGCATGGAACTTCGCAAACGGCAGTCTGCGGCGCCGCCGCCGGCTGACGACCCGCTCGAATTTGTCATGTCGGACGGCAGCGTCGACCGCATGGGCGACGTGATCGAACCGGATGGCTGGCGGCTCGACAACTTCCGCAAGAACCCCGTCGCGCTGTTCGGGCATGAGCCATCCTTCCCGATCGGCCGCTGGCGCGACGTTGGCGTGCGCCGCGGCCAGCTCACCGGCCGGCTCGACCTGATGGAGCCGGTGTCGGAGCGGCTGCGCGAAATCCACGCCGCGGTCAACGGCGGCGTCCTGCGCGCCGTCTCCGTTGGTTTTCACTCCGAGGCCGCCGAGCCGATGAAGGGCGGCGGCCTGCGTTTCACCGAGGCCGAGCTGGTCGAGTGCTCGCTCGTCTCCGTGCCGGCAAACCCGAACGCCCTGGCGATCGCCAAGGCGCTCGGCATCTCCCGCGAAGGGCAATCGCTGATCTTTGGGGCGCATCCCGAGGGAGATCGGCCGGCGCCGCGCGGTCATGGGGCGCATCCCGAAAAGGAACCGATCCATCGAAAGAATCCAGTCATGAACTACAGCGAACGTATCGAGGCCGCGCAGGCGGAAGTCGTCGGCCTGCAAGACCAGTTGTCGTCACTGCCGGACGTTGACGACGTGCAGCGGGTGAACGATCTCACCGGCAAAATCGGCGAGGTCAAAGGCAAGATCTTTGCCTGGCTCGAAGCCGAGAAGGCGCTCGGCGGTGAAGCCCAGCCGATCACGGTTCCGAAGGACCGGATCACCGTTTACTCGCCACAGCAGTCGTTGCCGGCGAGCGCGCCTAAAACGTGGGCGCAGCCGAAGCGCAAAGAAACCCCGGTCGGCGACCATATCCTGCGTCACTTCGCGGCGACCACCATTGCCTATGTCAAACGGCAGCCGGTCGATGTCGCCCTGGCCGAGCTGTACGGCAGCTACGGTGACTTCGAGGCGACCAAGGGTATCGTCGAGTGGCGTACCCGTGCCGCTACCGCGCCAGCCACAACCACGACGGCGGGCTGGGCGGCCGAGCTGGCGGTGACAGGGCAGGGCGAATGGTTCAACACGGTCATGGCCGGCTCGATCTTCCAGCCGGTGGCGGCCCGCGGCATGAACATCACGCTCGGCCGCTACAACCAGATCAGCATGCCGACGCGAGCCGCGACGCCGACCATTGCCGGCTCGTTCGTCGCGGAAGGCGCGCCCATTCCGGTGCGGCAGGCTGCTTTCACTACCGTCGCGCTCGGCCTCAAGAAAATGGCCGTGATCACTTCGTATACGCGGGAAATCGCCGAGCACTCGACGCCGGAAATCGAGACGATCCTGCGCCAGTTGATCATGGACGACACGGGCGTCGCGGTGGACACGGTGTTCATCGACAACGTGGCGGTATCGACCATCCGACCGGCTGGCATCCGCAACGGCGTCTCGGGCCTCACACCAACCGCGGGCGGCGGGTTTGCCGCTCTGGTCGGCGACCTGAAAGCGATGGTCGGCGCGCTCGCCGCGGTCAATGCGATGGGGAGCCTCGTCTGGATCATGAACCCGGTGCAGCAGATCGCCATCTCGCTGACCCAGAATGCCGGCGGCGACTTCCCGTTCCAGGCCGACATCAACGCCAACCGGCTGCTCGGATACGGCGTCGTCGTCTCCTCGACGGTGCCGGCCGGCATGGTGATCTTGATCAATGCCGATGACCTCATGGTGGTGCAGGGCGACACGCCGCGCTTCGATGTGTCGGATCAGGCCACCCTGCACTTCGAGGACACGACGCCGCTGCAAATCACCACGGGCGCGCAGGGCAGCGCGGTGGCGGCAACCCCGGTGCGGAGCATGTTCCAAACGGACTCTCTCGCACTGAGGATGATTTTGCCGATGAACTGGGCGTTGCGGCGCACCGGCAGCGTCGCCTGGGTTACTGGGGTCACATGGTAGGACCGCGCCGCTACGGATGGCGAAAGCCGGCGCAGTGGTTGCTGCGTCGGCGCATCACAAAGGATCAAGGCAATGCCGATGGAATTGAACGAACAGCAGCAGGCGGCAAAGACGGCATACCAGCAACGGCGGGAACGGACAGCGGCGCTGACCAACCTGACCCTAACCTCGACCGATGGAACCGCTCTCGGCCCGCCAACCCCGACGCAGGAAGAAAATGACCTGTTGGCGCTAGGGCTGATGCATCCCGACGACAAGGCTGCGCCGCCCCAGGACAAGGCGATGCCATCGGTGGCAGCGCAGCAGGCGTATCTGCAAGACGGCACGGCATTGCCGCAGCGGGCAGCAGCTTCTCCCGCCCGGCCGGCACCCGCGGCTGAGCAGCGCACCGTGCCGCGGACGCCTGCCGCCTGATGCCATTGCCTCTATGGGTGGGGAGGATGCTCCCCACCCGGCAGAAAGCCGCGCCGACCACGATGTCGACGGGCGGCTACATCCCACCCGAATGGCCGTGGAATTTCTGGCAGATGGGCATGGACCCGCTGCCGACCGGCGGCGGCGCCGTGGTCAGTGCCTGCATCGCCGCTTATGCCGAAACCGCCGCACAGTGCCCGCCGTCGCACTGGCGCTCGACCGGCGACGGCGGGCGCGAGCGGGTCACGACGAGTGCATTGTCGCGCGTGATGCTGCGGCCGAACAGTTACCAGAGCGGCAGCGACTTCATGCTTAACCTGATGGGCGCGCTCTACGGCGACGGCAACGCCTACGCCTACGCCGTCCGCAACAATCGGTTCGAAGTCGACGCCCTACACCTGATGGCGCCTGCCTCCTGCAACGCCACCGTCGCGAGTAACGGCGAGATCTTCTATTCGCTGGCCGGCAACCCGGTCGTCGAGAACATGCTGCCGCGCGAGGCGCTGACCCGCGTGCCGGCGCGCGATGTGCTGCACGTCAAGCTGGACGCCCGCAACGGCAACCCGCTAAAGGGCGAGGCGCCGTGGATCAATGCCACCGCAGACATTGCGGCGTCGAACAGCATGGTCAGCCAGGCGCTGGCCTTTTCGCGCAACAGCGCGCGGCCAAGCGGCATCCTGACCACCGACCAGGCGCTTGAGGATTGGCAGAACGCCGAGATCCGGCAGATGTGGGCGCAGCGCACCACGGGCGCCGAGGCCGGCGGCACGCCGATCCTGTCGTCGGGTCTGAAGTGGCAGCAGATCACGATGAACTCGCGCGACGCGCAGCTCGCCGAGCTGTTGCAGATCGCCGATGGTCGCATCGCCACGGCGTACCGCATCCCGCTGTCACTACTCTCGTTGTGGAGCTCCCAAGCCGCCACCATCGGCGACGAGCAGATGCGCTTTTGGGTTTCGGGGCCTTTCGGCTTCGCGCTCAATCACGTCGAGGATGGCATCGGGAAGTTCTTCGGGCTGCCCGGTTGGCCGGGTGAGTATCTGGAATTTGACACCGCCGCGCTGTTGCGCTCGGCACAGCGCGACCGCATCGAGGCGCTCGCCCGCGGCGTGCAGGGCGGCATTTACAGCCCGAACGAAGCGCGGGCGCTGGAAGATCTGCCGGCGGCCGCGGAAGGCGACGAGCCGCGGGTGCAGCAACAGGTCGTGCCGCTGTCCGCTTGGGCGGACGTGCCGCCGGCGACTTCCGCTCCCGCCGCACCCGCGGCACCGGAGGCGGCACCACCCGCCAACGAGAACGATACCGCGGCGGCAAAGGCTGCCGGCATCGCCGCAATCCGGAGGCAGTGGCATGCCGGCGCTTGACGAGCTGGCCGCCGAACTGGGCGGCGAGCTTGGCGCGATTGCCGCCCGCATCGAGCGCGACTTGCGGCTGGCGTTTGCCGTCGAGGTCGAGCGGCTGCGCGCCGACCGGGCCGAGTTCGAGCTGCGGATAGAACGCGCCGTCGCCGAGCGACTGGCGTCCCTCAAAGATGGGCCACCCGGCCCCGCTGGCGAGCGTGGAGAGAGGGGAGAGCCCGGAGAGGGTATCGCAGGCCCACCCGGAGAACAGGGCATCCAGGGGCCTCCGGGGCCGCCCGCAGAGCCACCCTATGTCGGCGAGGTCTGCGGCCTGTGGGATGCCGCCCGCGAGTACCGGAAATTTGATCTGGTACAGATGAACGGCGCCGAGTGGCGCGCCCGCCGAGACGCGCCGGGGCCATTGCCGGGCGATGGCTGGGCACTGTCGGCCAAAGCCGGCGAGCGCGGCCAGCGCGGCGAAGGCCAGCGCGGCGAACGCGGCCCGCCCGGCATCTCGGCGCCGACCATCGCGGAATGGGCCGTGCGCGATTACCGAGCCGTCCCGATCATGTCGGACGGCAGCGCCGGCCCGCCGCTCGATCTGCGCGAGTTGTTCGAGCAGTATCACGCCGAGGCCGAGTGACGCCGCTCTACACGACGCTCGTAACGCCGGCCGCCGACCGCAAGCTCGTGACGCTCGACGACCTGCGCGAGCAGCTCCGGGTGCGGCCGGGCGATGTCGCGAATGACGCCTGGTACAGCAAGGTCATCGACCGCTCGTCCCGCGCCGCCGAGCGCTACTGCAACCGCATCTTCAGCATGCAGGGCTATCTCGACACCTTCCTGGGCGGCGCGATCGGCCTGCCCGGCGAGCCGCTGATCCTGAGCCAGGCGCCGGTCGACCCGGATGATCTGGAACTGAATCTCGACGGCACCGGATTGGCCGCAACCGAATACGCCCTGCAACCATTGGTCGGGCACATCTGGCGCATGGGCGGCAGCAATTACTGGAGCAGCACAGGCGGGCTCTCGGTTGCCTTCAGCGCAGGGTTTAGCGAAATCCCGGCCGACGTGCAGCAGGCGGTGCTCGACCTTTGCACCCAGGAGAACGCCGCCCGCGGCCGCGACCCGATGCTGCGCGCCACGGAGTCGCCCGGCCTCGGGCGGCAGGAATACTGGGTCGGCGGCGTGCCCGGCGCCTCGCTGATCCCGCAGGACATCGCGAGCCTCCTCAACCCGTATCGCCGCGGCTTTGTCGGATGACGGGCGGCATCAAGTTCGGCATTACCGCCGACGACACCAAGCTGCGCCTGGCGCTCGATAACCTGCCAGCCGAACTTCGGCGGCGGCTGCGCGCCAAGATCGCCGAGTTGACGTCCGAGCTGTTGCGCCGGGTCGAGGCGCGCGAGCCCCGGCGC